CACTTGGGCACCCCCCTTGTCTAGTGGTTACTGAATCTTGCGAAGAACGCGAGCAACATCGTCTTCAATCGCCCGCTTTGCACGGGGTAGAATCTCGTCACCCGCCCGAGTAATGAACAGCCTGGGCGGATACGGGCCAAACTTATGACGGCCATACTCCTGCGGCCACAGGTACGAAGAACCAGGCTTGCCCGTATTGGACGTAACAAACGCTCTGGTCTTCGTTGCTGTGAACTGCGTCTTGGCTGAAATCGCACTGCGAAGCGCACCAGTTCTGACTGGCGCATACGACCGGGCAAGGTTTCTACCCTCGGTCGCGTACTTCTTAAACGAAACGCGCAGCTCCTTTTCGAGATCTGGTGCTACGCGCTTCAGCGTGCTTCGAAGGTCGCTCGTGTCAATGCTGAGATCAAACGCATACCCGTTACGCGTGACCTTCGGCATGATTAGAAGCTCGTGTCGAGGCTGACGTACTCGATCGTGACAGGCTCATCAGTGCCATTGTCCAGAGCTTTGAAGTCAATGCTCTGCTCAACAATGTCACCGCCACCAACTGGTGTTTCACCAGTGAACACAACCGCTGGGATTGTCACAAGGACGTAACCCTTCTGCGAATCACCAATCGTTGCTTGCGTCTCAAACTTGGCAGTCAATGCTGCGCTCGTCGTGTGGTTCACGAAACGGTTGTACTGGGTGAGGCCAGTCCACTCAACGTTGATCTTGCCCTCTGCGCTGCGCATCTCGGCTTCAATCATCTTGTTCGGAGTGCTGTCGCCCAAGAAATAGCGGTCCTTCTTCCTACCGTTCTCCATCTTCAGGCTGAAATCCGTTACCTGAACGCTGCTGCCACCAACCGTGACAGCCGCACCAGTGAACACGAGCGGAGACGAAGCCGGATACGAAGCCGATTGCGCTGAGTTAGCAGTCACAGTTTCAGACTTGCCATACACGCCCATCTTCATCGTGGCGATCTCGCCAACCTTGCAAGCCAGTTCGAGATCCGTGATGCCACAACCGGCATACACGAAACGGTGTGCGGTTCCAGCAACATCGGTGCGCTGGATCTCAGCTGTGAAACTGGTCGTGTCCAGGGCTGAGTCAGCCGTGAAGACGTGCTTGTACCGATCGGTCATGCTCCACGATGCTGGGGCGGTCGTAGTAACCTTGCCCATCAGCTGCTTGAACCAGAACCCAGCGGCCTTTGACGGGATCTCAATTTCGATATCGCCCTCCACTGAGGAGCGAGAGTCAATGTGGCCTGTGGTCGCAAGGTAGCGACGTGAGCCCTTTAGAGCCTTTGACTCGATGTAGTCCTTCTTCAGCTTCAGGGACTCGCTGACAACCTCAAACCGCGTGTCAGGCGCGACAGCAGTTCCAAACGTAGCCTCAGCCTTTACGCCGAGTACGTGATCTCCAACCTTTGCCATGATCTACTCCTTATCCGCCGCAGCGGCCTTTGTCTTTGACTTTGAGCGAACAAAGCCAGCGGCTTCGAGCTCCTCTGCAACCTCAGCCGGAACCTCGACTGTCTCACCCTGCTTAACGAACACGCGCAACTCCGAAAGATGCACCTCATCGCACGGGCCCTTGTAGGTGACCTTCACCATTAGCTACGCCTCCAAGTCCTTATCCGCGAGAACTCTGATCTCGCAAGTGATTTCCACAACATTTCGCTCAGGCCCATTGAAAGAGCGCTGATCGAACCCAACAACCTCAGCAATGAGGACACTGCCGTTCAAACTCGAATCCGATGCGATCGCAGCCTCAACCCCAGCAAGCATCGCCCAGGCGCGCTCTTCGCTTTCCAACAGATCACCAGTCAGCACCTGACTGACAAGGGCAAGCTCAACCGTCAACTCTTCCCGCCTGTTTGCCTTGCCCAGGCTGCGGGCCCGTTCAGTGTTCCTGACACCGTTGATGAAGATGCAGGACAGTTCCATTTCACTGCCCGGATGGCCAATGACGATCTGTTCGCTCTTCAGGGTTGGCTCGTTGATCAGCGCCCTGATGATTTCTTTCTTGACGCGCAGCGCATTAGTCATGGCTTAGGCCACTCCGAATGACTGCTTGTACATCTGCACTACTTGGTTCAACGCTGGAAGGCTGAACAATGCGCCCCGAACGCCAGCTGTGACCAGCTGCGCGGTGCCGTCCTCTGACGTGATGCTTTGAGCGCGAGCGTCAATGCGACTCTCGACGAGTGAATGACGGACACCCTCGACCACAGCTTGCTTTACCAGTCCTGGCACTTGCGAATATCCAAAAACGCCTGTGACAGTGATGTTCCGGCGGCCCGTGTTCCACAAGTATGTGGGCCTGAGTAGCACTCCAGCTTCTTCGTCAATCCTGAGCGCGTCAAGGTCAGCCTGAGCTAGCTCGTCAGTGGTATCAACGTCAGTAATCGTGATCTTGCTAACTGACTGTGGGCGGGCGTGCCGTGTGAACAGTTCGCCAGTGCCACTGCCGTCGTACTTCACGCCAACGCGCTCAACGGGCACAAACGAAACTCCACAGGCCTGTTCCAGCTGATCCTCAATTTCCGTAATGGTCTGCTGAATCAACTCATCCGGGTAACGATTCACATCGTCCAGTGGGCGAAGCCTGCGACAGTCACTGATCGACGCTGTACGAGTGCCAACCACTTGAACGGGAATCGTTACCGTGCTCGTGCCTTGGGCGTCCACGATCGTGAACACGGCTGTGAGAGTGCTTACCGTCGATTGCGCTGCGAGCGAGTACGTCACACGATCAGCTTCAACGTTGCACAATGCGGCTGATGCGATGCTGGTCGCATCACGGTTGCGTGTGATCGTGACCGTAGCCGACGTTGGCTTTGTGTCCCGAGGGACACTGAGCGTGCTCGGTTGCCCCTTCAGGACGCGCAACATCAGCGAGTCTCAGCAGTCTTAGCCGATGCTGGCTTTGCAGCCTTCTCAGTCTTCTTGCGAACCGCTACGGGTTCGGCCTGCTGCGAATCAAAGAGGCGCTTTGCCTCATCAGCATCAACCTCAATGATCTCCCCAAACCCCTGCGAAACTTGTATTTCCCCACGCTGCTCGACGCGACTCGTGAGCAACTTCACCTTGACCTTTGCCATGTGCTGGTCCTTCCAATGATCGAATCGAATAAGCGAACTCCCGCCCACTGCACAAGGCAGTGAGCGGGGTTCACAGAACTGATGGACTAGGCCATCACGAGCTTGCGAAGCGCGTCGCCAGCAAGAAGCTTGGCGTCCATGCGGAACTTCACGCGATACGCAACCTGGTCGTTAGCGAAGTAAACGCTTGGGTCAACTGCGACCTCGACCTCACCTGCACGGCGGATGCCGTAGCCACGACGGAAATCGCCGAAGACCACAGGAACCTTGCCAGTGGTAAGTGCCTCCAGCTTGCCGTCTTCATAGACGGGGTAGCCGAGGAGTGTTGCTGGCTGCCCGCTGACGTAGCTTGGCTGCCAGATGTAGTCGCCACCAGTGCTTGTCTTCAGCTTGCGGACTGCCTTCAGCAGTGCCGTGCTGGCAACAAACGAACCGTTCTGGCGATTGCGCTGAGTGACCGAGTAAACAAGGTCAAGGAGCTCGTCTGCCGTTACGGCTGTGGTGGATGCTGCGGTGACACCAGTGGTTGCTGCCTTGATGCCCTGCGGCTGGCTTGAACCAGTGCCGGTGGCAAGGTAGCTAGCAAGCGTGTCGCCAAGTGCCTCAGCGGCACCGTCACGAACCTCAGCGTCAATATCAAACGCTGAATCGGCAAGGATCTCGGAAGAGACCTTGATGATCGCAGCGAGCTTATACGCGCCGAAGGCAACATTGGTGAACGTGTCAGCTGATGCGCTGATCGCGCCTTCCTCTGCCGTGATGGCATAGGACTGTGCGTTAGCAGCGATCGGCTGGTTGAACGTGTCACCGTTGCTGGTCTGGATGATCTTGGCAAGGTTCAGAACCGGGGACTGGATAGCCAGTTCACGGATCAGCTCCTGTGACCAAACCTTGGGAACAAGGTAACCGCCGTTTGCGTCAGTACCTGCAACGAGGTTGGCGCGAGCTTCGGTGTTCTCACCCTGGGTACGAAGGAACGTAGTAAAGGCACGCTCCTCAGTCATCTCATCCTTCGGGGCCTCAATGTGACGGGCCTCGACGGCTGGGAGGGCCGCTTCGCGGATCTCCTCGGTGGTTGGAAGGTCTGCGCGAGCGCTGACCATCTCGTTTGCCTGCAATGAACGCTCAACAGCGTCAATCGCACTGTCCAGCTTCTCAAGCTTGCTCTGATCCTCGGCTGTCAGGGTATCCCCGGCAGCGTCAACGGTAGAGCGCATCTCTGAGAGAAGCTGACCGTGCTTGACCCGAAGGTCCTCGATCTTCTCACTCATGTGAGTTCTCCTTGTGTTCTAGTTCACACGCCACGATTGAGGCGCATGTGTGCCTTCCACCACTCCGGCGTTTGCCGTGCTGGTAGATGGCTTTCGTCTGCCTGCCGGGCATCACCATCAGCCCGCTTGCCTTGCTGTGCGGCAGCACCCTCGGCAGCTTGCTCTGACTGGTGTGTTGACGAAACTTCTGGTGTTGCAACCTCGGTCGCAACATCAAGCTCACGCTCTACGGAAGCATCAGTGCCCCCATATGCGGGTGTCCCTACAACTGAAACATCGTGCAGGGAATCAAACTGTGTGATCGTGCGAAGCAACTCGCCCGTGTCCGGATTTTCAGTCCACGTTTGCCCATCGGACACGCGGAACGCAAACGAGCTTTTACTAACAAAGCCACCCTCGACAAGGATGCGCAGATCGTTGGCATACGACACGCCCGCTGGAACCTGCATCTCGTAATAGAGGCCAGTTGGGTCCTCGCGCAACGTGAGCGTCCCATTGGTCGTCCGAGACAGGATCTTGCTCGCATCATGGTCCCAAAGGCCAAGCACATCAAGACCACGCTGTGCAAGCACCTTGCGAAATGCGCCCCTGGCGATCGTTTCCCGAAAGCCACCGAGTGGTTCTGAAACTTCAGGAGAGAACACTGCCCCATGCCCCACGATCGTGAACGTGTCACCAGTCGTGTCAGCGCGAACCTCAGTTGTGGCAATCGCAGTGCGACGCTCAACCATGTCAGCTGTTCCAGCGCGAAGTTCCGCGACCAGTGTTGGATCGTTGCGCAGGTCATTAGCGGTGATGATTCGCAGTTCCTTACTCATAAATGCTCTCCTCATTTCAGGCGTTCTAAGACGCCGGATTTGATTGCCGTGTTAGGGCTTAGTTTGTGGCCGGCGTCGCGTCAGATTGGACGGCAGGCGCATCAGGAATGATGCTCTCGGCCATTGGGTTCAGGCCAAGGTTCTGGCGTGCCTCATCAACAGTGATAATCCCAGCGCCGAGCAACATCACGTCAATCTCAGCAGTGGTCTTATTGTCACCGCGAAGCATTTCCGTCACGTCAAACCTTGGCGTGAACTGACTGCCAAGACCGTTGTCACTGAAGATGTCCGGATCTCGAAGCAAGGCCTGTTCGATCCTGACCAGCCAAGGACGAAGCGAACCGTAGAATGCTCGTGTTTCAGACTCTTGGGTGCTGTACGTCAGCGATCCGCCAGTCTCCGTCATCAGAAGGCTTGGTGGGATTCTCAGCAGCTGAGCCGTGCGTACATCGGTGAGCTTAGAGAGGGCAACAAGCTCAGAATCACTGATTGGCATTGTGAGGGTTGAAACTTCAATGCCTTCCTCCACAACTACAGTGCTGAAGGCGTTCTTTGAACCAGAATGTGCCGTGTGCCATTGTGCGCGAAGGCGCTCAGCTGCCTCTGGGCTCAACCGTGATGGGTGCCGCAAGATCACGCCAGGGCGAGCACCATTGGCAAAGAACTTGGATGTGAACTCTTCCAAGCTGGCCGCCATGCCGAGCGTGTTACGCGCCTGAAGAATCGGGCTGTAACCCAGCACGCCATCGTTGCCCATTCCCCTGATGTGCAGGATTGACGACTCATCAAAGTACTTGCCGTCAATCCAGTATTCGAGGCGCTTGCCCTTTGATCGAGCAACCTTTACCTGTGACGGGTCAACAGGCCACAACGCGTTGACGTAACCATCGGGGCCACGTTCCTTCAGCGCGTAGAAGTTCCCCCAAGTCAGGAGGTGAACAGCCGCAATCTGACGCCACTCATCTCCGGCCATCGTTGACGTGGGACGATCAAGCAACCGTTGCGCACGATGCTTCGGGGCGACAATGCGACCACCATCAGCCGTGTCTTGATACACGCGAATCGGCAACGTGGCAATCGTGCCCGAGATCAACTGAATGCCCGAATAGAGCGGAATGAGCTCCATCGCATTGTCCATGTTCACGCTCTTACCGCTGTACGACATGTTTGCCAACGGATTCGGAAGGGCAGTGCGCTCCTCAACGGGAGCAATAGTGCGCTGCGACCACCTGTCGAAGAGGCCCAATGTGTTCTCCTAAATCTCAGAGGACCAACAGGTCCGAAGTTTCATAAACCGACTCGCCATCATCGTTCTGCTGTGTGGCAACCGTGAACGCAAGCAACAAGGCAATGAGCGCGTCGATCTTGCCCCGGCCCGTCTTGCCCCTGGGCGCTTTAGCAATCCGCCAGCCGCGCTCGGTCATC